CAGCCGTTATTGGGGTCCAGACTATCGGCGAAGTCTAGCAACTGGGGAATGCTGCATTCTCTGAGCATATTGGGCAGGGTCATAATTTTCTCCAAGTAAGGCGTCAATGCGCGCCCATGAGCGGCCACAATGGCCGCTCACAGTCGGGCATTAGGCCGCAGCTATCGCTATCGTTCGGCGCGCATGGCCGGCGGCATGGTCCGCTATCACGATATCGCGCGCCTTTATGCTTGTACCGGCGCATAGTGTGCATTTGGCGCATGTTGATTTTCTACCGGCTTCGGCACTAGCTGGGCACGATGCTTCTCCGGGCTGGACGTCAATGCCCTGCGATACCCGGAATACCCGCATGCCGAGTAAATTGGCTTTCGCGGCCTGATCGATAGTGTCGGCGGATGCCATTACAAGCGGCGCCCATGCGTCAACGTCAAATCCGGGTATGTCCCATTGGTGCGTATAACCGCGCCGCCCTAGTGCGTACCGGGTAACCTGCGACCACATCCGTACCGGAGCGGCGCAGGGGTCCCCATACGTACCGATTCTGACAATCTTACCGGCCAGAGCGGCCGCTATTGTTGCCGGATCCGCTTTGACGTACCGGCCGCGCCGGTATGCGTTATAGACCGATAGCACTGATTTTGCTACTTGTACATAGCATGGCGGTTTGCCCGATTTTCTGGCCAGCTTTGGCCTGTGCTCACATTGGCCACATACGCTCGCGTCGTCGCCGGTTTGCAATGCTTTGACCGGGTTAATGTCGGACCGGATGATAAAGCTCTGCACAATGGCGCCGGTTTTCGCGTTCTTGCTACCGTCGATCTTGTTGATGATGACGACAATCGGCGCGCCGTCGATCGCGCTCGGGCCTTCATATGCGATGTAACCTAGGATTTTCATGGTGTGTACTTTAGTGAATGCCGACATTGGCATAGTGGCAGTGTAACAGATTTTATAGCGGTGGAATAGGTGTTTACCCTAGGTTGTAGTCAATGTGGTCAATTTGTAGTCAATGTTTTTATGCGCGATTGACTACAGCGCACCAGAGGGGAAAAGCCCATTTGTAGTCAATGTAGTCATTGTTTCTGTTTAACTCTTACATGAGATATATATGTATAGGTTAGGTCGGGCGCAGCGCGCAAACGTGAGCTTTCACGAAATAGATGACTACATTGACTACAATGACTACGGCGCCAATGAAAAGTGTAGTCAATCAGGCAAAGGACTACAGCCTACAAATTGACTACAGCATTGACTACAGAGGACCATCATGGCCGGAACCAAAAAGAAACGCAGCGACCTAGAAGTGCTCGACGCGATAGACCCGGAGTTGATTACAGGCATGCTAGAGCATGGCAAATCAATTGCGGACGTGTGCTTAGCACTAGGCATCAGTAAACGTGCCTTGGATATCTGGATACGTCAGACAGGGTTTGAAGACGATATACTACGTGCGCGCGTGCGTGCCGCTGACCTAATGGCTTGTGAGACGTTAGAGATAGCTGACAGCATATCGGATGACAATCCAGCTAAACCGCTACATAGAATCAGGACCCGGCAATGGCTAGCTGAGCGATGGGACCCGAAGCAATACGGCACCAAACAAACCGAAGTGAGCATTAACATAGGTAGCTTGCGGCTCGATGCTTTACGCCAGATCACCGTCCTAGATGCAGAATAGCTGTATGGATGTACAGCCCCCCCCTTGACAAAAAGCTGGGGGGTGTAAACTGCAGCACCAAACACCTAGCAAACTACCCACAAACTGCCCACATTGACTACAAAAAAAAATTTAAAAAAATGAGTGAAAACCCATTTGTTGCTTTTACGCAACTCTACCGAAACAACCCTGTGTTGTTCGTGAAAGAGGTGCTGGGCGTTAAACCCGACCCCTGGCAGGAAGAGTTCCTCAACCACATCGCAGCCAACAACAGGCGCATTAGCGTCAGAAGCGGACATGGAGTAGGCAAGAGTACGGCAGCGTCCTGGGCCATCATTTGGTATCTGCTGCTGCGCTTCCCCGTCAAGATTGTGGTGACAGCACCCACCAGCAGCCAGCTATACGATGCCCTGTTCGCTGAGTTAAAACGCTGGGTCAAACAACTTCCCGCGCCGTTACAAGAGCAACTGGAGGTGAAGCAGGACCGGATCGAGGTTAAGGAGGCACCGACAGAGGCCTTCATCAGCGCCAGGACATCACGCGCAGAGCAGCCCGAGGCGCTGCAAGGCGTCCACTCCGACAATGTGATGCTGGTGGCTGACGAGGCCAGCGGTATACCAGAGCAGGTATTCGAGGCGGCGGCAGGCAGTATGTCGGGCCACAAGGCCGTGACCCTACTCTTAGGTAACCCGGTACGCAGCAGCGGTTTCTTCTTTGATACCCACAACCGTTTGAAGGATGACTGGGTGACGATGAAGGTGAGCTGCGCCGACAGCCCCAGGGTGTCAGACGCCTATATGGACGAGATGAAGTCCAGGTACGGCGAGGAGTCCAACGCCTACCGAATCCGGGTGCTGGGCGACTTCCCAAGGAGCGACGACGATACGGTGATACCGATGGAATTGTTGGAGGCTGCAGTTAGCCGGGACGTGGCGATGAGTCCAGTTGCTAAAATTGTGTGGGGGCTGGACGTTGCGCGGTTTGGCAGTGACAGGAGCGCCTTGTGCAAGCGGCAGGGGAATGTTGTTACCGAAATCAAAACGTGGAAGAACCTGGACCTGATGCAACTGACTGGTGCGGTGATGGCTGAGTACCAGGCATTGCCACCGGACCAACGTCCGCATGAGATTATGGTGGATAGTATTGGGTTGGGTGCTGGTGTGGTGGACAGGCTGCGTGAGCTGAAGTTACCGGCTGTCGGCATTAACGTGGCAGAATCCCCGGCATTGGGGAGTACGTACAGGAACCTGAAGGCTGAGTTGTGGCACAAGGCCAAGGCATGGTTGGAGAAGCGGGACTGCGTTATTCCCAAGGATGAGTCCTTGATTGCTGAACTGGCGACAGTGAGATACTTTTTTACCAGCGGGGGTAAAATTCAGATTGAGGGCAAGGACGAGATTCGTAAGCGTGGGTTGGCGTCACCCGACAAGGCAGACGCCTTTTGCCTTACATTTGCTTCCGATGCCGGGACTGCGATGTTCGGCTCGCAGATGCATAAGTATGGTTCGAGTTTGAAACGTAACCTGACGAGGGCAGCATGAAAAAAGCTAACAAAATTGCAAAGGTGATGGGTGAATTTAAAGACAAGAAGCTGATGAGCAGCTCCGGTCAGAAGGTCAAGACCCGTGACCAGGCCGTGGCTATCGCCATGTCCGAGGCGCAGAAGATGAAGAAGGGGATGAAATGAGAACCATACCCAAAGAGATGAAACACGCCGTGCTGCTGATCATGGGCGGTAAGGAGCCTGGTGACTCCTGTCCAGAGGCTACGCAGGACGTGACGCTAAACCTGAAGAACCGGGAGAAGGCGATTACCAAGGCGGCATACGGTCCAGAGAACCCCAAGCTGCCCAATACCGAGTTTTGGATGCGTAAGGCAGAGAAATGGGACGTCAGCGCCAAGGACGCCAAGATGAGCCGATGCGGTAACTGCTCGGCGTTTAACCAGGACGAGGAGATGCTGGATTGCATTGCCGAGGGTATTGGTAGCGAAGACGTTGAGGATTTGGGGTACTGCGAGATATTTGACTTCAAGTGCGCCGCCTCCAGAACGTGCGATGCTTGGATTGTTGAAGACGAAGAGGAAGAATGAACCCTCCCATTGTCATCAGCACCGTCCACGGTAAGGGTTTACCCGTACTGCTTGAGAGTATCAGGCAGTACGCACCTGACGTTCAGGTTTACCTGAAGGGTCCAGAGAATGTGGTTAGCGGATACGGCTGCACACTGATATTGGGTGAGCCAAGTAACTTTGGTGATGACTACAACGCAGTGATCAGTAGGGCGCTGAGTGATGGTTATGGGGCTGTAGTTATTGCGAATGATGATATTGTCTTGACGCCAAATAGTTATAGGATGTTGCTGGACGATGTTGCTATTTGCAAGGAGTTAAACCAGAACCCTGGACTGGTGGCGTCAAGGTCCGATGCAGTCAGGCCGTACCAGAATATTAGGTGGAATGACGGCGAGGTGCTGAACAATATGCAGTTCAGCCATGAGTCATTTGTCAGGCCGTTGTCTGTTGTCAGCCCTATATTTGCTTGGATGAGCGCAGAGGCTTTTGAGGATTGTCAGTTTC